AGATATTGTTTCTTGCTACCAGAATAATTCTTTGCTTGTTTGAAAAAATCCACATATCAATAGTCCCAGTCCAGAAACCAAACATAGGATGTAAATTGATAGGATTACCGAAAGCTGTATCAAAAAAGGTTACTCCAGCTTCATACCCTCGATAACATCTAACTAAAATATTTGCTTTGTCATATCCAGAAGATACCATCAAAAATCCTGCATAGATATTTTCTGTCCCACTCAACCCTGTGTTTTTCACTACAACCCTAAATCTTTTAAACTTATAGGAATAATCAACATCATAAGGTGGTGTCCCTGTTAAGAATTTTATTCTTCCCAACTTCCAATCAAGCTCGTAATCTGTATTTTCAATTAAGTTTGTTCCTCCTCTTGTAAAAGTATATTCTGTCACAAATGCAGTAGGAAGATTTATCCATGCATTGTTCGCATTTACATTTAGAGTCCCTGAATAGGAAATGTATTGAAAATTATTTGGTGAATCATCAAGCTCAGTAAAAATAATTTGCCAATCTCTTCCTGGAATTGAAGGGTCTCCGCAAATGTATCTTATGAATTCTGAAAAAGCACTGACAAAATTATTCTGTTGCCCTGATATAGTTATCTTGCCTGAATATGCCATATTTACCCCCTAAGCACTTTTTTTATTGAGGAGGCTTGTTGACTAATAACATTTAAAATTGCCTTTTTCCCTGCTGAGCTTGAAAGATATTGATTAAATAGGTTCGGGTCTATTACATTTACTATCTGAACAGAGCCTTCAGCCCCTGCAGGAACTGGTTGAGAGGCATTTATTATTTTTGCTAATTTTTCAAAAATCTTATTCTGTTCAACTGAAAGAACTCTTTCTCCTCGTTGAAGTATCGCAGGAACTTCATCTACTCCCAAATGGAACCTTGGAATATATCCACCTGCATGCATAACAAGACCGCCTTCATGCATAACAAGCCCGCCTATAGGCTTGAAAAACCCTCCAACATTATTAAGAACAGCATTTACAATTGGATGTATTACTAAGATTTTTAGCAATTCTTTATAAATTGAAAATAAAATATCTCTTGCAAGGGCACCAAAATCTAAAAATCCTTTTGATGTCACATCAAAGAAATCAGAAAAGGCTTTTTCCATTGAAGAGATTATATTTTGCCCTGCCTCTTTTGCTTTCAAAAAAGCACTGTTAGATTTTTCAGCAAATTCATAAAAAGCTTCAAATAATCCTTCTATATATGAGCCCGTGAGTTCTCTAAGCTTTTCATTTAAATCTACTATATTATCCCTTACTCCTTGTATTTGCTGTTGTATTAGGAGCCATGCTTCTGTATCCCCAACCTCTGCTATTTTTTGAGCTTGCTCTTCAAGAAGAGAAAGAAGCTCTTTTTGATTTTCTATCTGCCTGCGGATGGATTCTTCTTTTGTTATTGCTCTTGACTTTTCAGCTGTTTTTATTTCTGCAAGCTCTATCCCCAGTTGCAATTGCCTAATTTTAAAATAATATTCCCTTTCAGCCTCCTCCTTTTTCTTTAACATTGCTTCATGTGCTTTAGCCTTCAGGTTTTGAAACAGTTCATAACTTATAACATCTTGCTTGTAAAGCTCTTCAAGCTTTTTTACCCTTTCTTCTTCCCAGTCTTCTATCTCTTGAATTTTCTTTTCATGCTCATTTAAAAGCTCCTTTAGAATTTCCTTTTCTATGTCAACTACTTTTTTAGCATATTCCTCAGTTATCCTAAGTCTCTTTTCTCCAGCTATTTGAAGTATAAGTGCTCTCTTTTCTTGATATTCTTTCTCTGAAATAATTCCTTTCTTTTTGAATTCATTGAGTTTATTTAATTTTTCTATTTCCCATTTTTCAACCTGAGCAAGCTCCCTTTGATACCCTTCTTGCCTTTCCATTTCGAGAGTAGCAAGAAATTCTTGATATGCTTCTTTATATCTCTCTAAATCTTTTTCTTTTTCTTTTTTCTTTTTCTCTATGTCAATTGGTTTGATAGCTTCGGCAGCAATTGGTGATTTTTTAGTTTTTGACCCTTTTCTTTCCCATTCAAAAAATCGTTTTGCAATTTCATCGCTTAACCCGCCAGCAAAAGCTTCAGCAGTATATTTCCCAGCCTGCCTGAAATTTTTAGCTACTTCCGATGCTGCCTTTTTAGCCCCTTCAAAATCTAAAGTAAGCAATTTCCAAAAAACATTTGCAAGATTTCTAACTAACAACACCCATTCAACCATTCCTTTTAGAATATTACTTATTTTTTGCGTCAACGGTGGCAAAATAACATAAACTATTAAGCCAAGCCCATTAGCTATCTTTCCTACTAATTCCAGAATAACTTCAAAAATAGGAGCAAAAGGCTTTAATATGCTCCATATAGATTCCAAAACTCCTTTAACTGCAAGCCATCCTTTATGTATTCCAGATGCTATTATTTCTGCATTCTCTCTCAAAAACTCTAATATAGATTTTAAGAAATTATTTATCTCTATATATGCTTCCCTGAACCCCATCCGCATTATTTGATTTTTGAGAGTTTGTAGAGTAGAGCCTATCGCCCCCCAAGTCCCCTCTAAATCTTTTGATGCTTCAGAGTAGCCTTTTAGAAGATTGCCGATGTTTTGTATTATTGTTCCTTCTTGTTTCCAAAGTTCTACCTTCTGCTTAAGAGTGCCTCCGACCATTGCATTGAGTTGGCTTGCAAGCTGGCTATGTGCATCTACCTGCCCCTGTAATAATGCCCTTATCTCTTGCCTTAGCTGTATTTCTTTTGCAGCAGAGCCTTGAGATATAACTGCAACCGCATTTGCAATATTTGTGAATGCCTCAAGCTCTTCTTTATTGCCCTTTAAGAAAACGCCCTGCTTTGCCATTTCCTCAGTCATTACCATCAAGTCTTGAGCAGATGCAATCGTCTTAGCGTCAATCTTCTCAAGCTCTTCAACTAACCACTGAGCATATTCAGTTGCTTCTTTATAGAACCTTGGAATATCTGAGACCCCTTGAGCCCCTGCTAAAGAGGTCATCATCGCTGCAATTTTTATAACAGACTGATTATATTGCTCTACTGCTTCATACGCTGGCTTAAATGCAGAGATTAATGCCTGCCCTATCTCTTCTACCGCTGCTTTGATAGCTAAAAATTTACCAGCCGCAAGAGCAACCTGAGTAGACATGCTGTTTAGCTGTCTGTTGATATTATCAAAAGCAGCTTTAGTGTTATCTATAGCAGATATTATTAATTTGACTTGATTTTCTGCCAATCTATTACCTCTATATCACCTTCAAATTTTTTACCGATGACCTTGCAGGCTTTCTTATACTCTTCTCTATATCTTTTTTTCTTATCTTCCTCTGTTTCGCCAACCAAGAAAGCAATAATAGCCTCCCTGAAAAGTATTTCTCTACTTTGATATTCCAGGTATCTCCCACACTCATTGAGTGTAACTCCCCATTCTATGCTGTCTTTTTTCGTTATGTCCCCTTTCGCTAATATGCATACCATCTCGTCTAAGATTTCTTCTGTGTCTTTGTCTTGAGTGCTTCCTGAAGTCTTTTCCAAAGTAATGAAACCTGGTTGCAATCGAAAAAATCTTCAACTATCTTCACCGCAGTTTCAATGTCAACTTGAAATTCAAGCTCTCTTACCATCTCTTCTATATTTTTGTCTTTGATTTCAACCCCTTCAGGTATTAAAACAATCGCTATCGCCTCAGGAAGTTTATCCCCAATAGCTTCAACGAGTTCCGCAGCGCTTGCCTCTGGAGATATTACTACATCTTTAAGTAGCTTAGATAGTTGTTTAAGTTGTCCTATTACCAGAGGTCTTTGAATATATTTTTTGCCACCGATGATATATTCCATAAACTATCTCCTTATAGGGTTGCTTGTGTATTTTTTAATGTAAGCTGAATAGATGTCCCTTCTGAAGAGTTGTCATAATATGCTGTAAATGGAAGTTCAACAAATATCCCAGCAGGTCCACTTATAACTGGTGCATTCGGTGAATAAAGTAGTTCAGGAATTAAAATTTCAAGAGATTCATTACCAGCCGAACCATCACCAGTCCCGAGCTTATAGAGAATTCTTAAGCTTGTTTCTGTTGAATTCATTGCTTTGTTAAGAAGGCTCATGCTGTCAAATAAAGCTTTTATTGTTCCTGATACTTTGATTATGCCCTCAGGAAGTGAATATCTCTCACCTTTCCCACCTATAACATAGACAGAACCATCAAGGTTATTCTCAACGGTGATGTTAACCTCTGTGACCACACCGATTGCTGAGCCTCCCTCTTCAATTACTGCAATATCGAAGCCTGTCCAAGAAACTTTTCCCAAATCTGCAGGAGTGCTATCAAATGAAGAAGAACTAACAGTCTCTTTCGCACCCAAAAAATCAAAGCTAATTTCCTGAAATCCTTCTGCTTTTACTGCAAGAGTAAATCTATTAATTTTGCAACCATTATATTTAAAATATTGTCCTATATCTGTGAACCCTTTCTCTATAACAAAGCTTGGCAACGATCCGCCAACCGTTAATACATGCACATAAGGACCTGTTCCTGTTGTAGTTACATTCCCTAACAGCCCTTTAAAAAGTGAACCAATGTAAGCTTGAAGCTCTGTCCTTATAGTCCCATCTATTGCTATATTGCCAAGTGCTGGTTTTGCTGCATCTCTTGTCCCTCTTATAACTTCACTGTCAATTAGATTTCGTGTTGATTTGAAATCTTCGCTGATAAAATATAAAAGTTTTGCATCTGCAGTCGTAGGGTCTGTTTTGAATGTTGTTTCTTCCTGATATATTATTCTTGCTTTAGCTCCAATTGCTTGTGCCATCTCTTAACCTCCTTTTTATCTTTAACGCTAATTAGTCATCTTACCTTTAAAAATAACAAGATTATCCCAACCAAATTGCTAATTAAAAGTGTAATAATCCACCAAAACCTGTTTTCAATTTTTTCCAATTTGGCTTCAAGTTTATCAATCTGTTCATTTATATTATTATGCTTTATATCGCATTCTCTTAGTGTAATATACTGTTCGTTGTTCAATTACATTCTCCATTGGTCTGTATCATATATAACCTCAAACGACACAATGGCAGCTCCAGTCTCTATATCATGTTTTTCTACTGCCATTTCATCTCCGTCAGCAAGAATTGTATCTTGAGCATAGCCTCCCCACTTAGTTTTTTCGCAATTTCCTACTACTTTTAATACATCTTCTATTCCTGCTCTAATTTCATTTGCAGAAGTTCCAAAAACAGCTACTTCTATTCTTAATACCCATCTAAATTTGCCAACGATAGAGATAGGAGCTTTTCTATTTAAAGCATCTCTATATATCAGCCCAGGCAATTCATTTTTTGTTAATGGATTATCTCGCCAAGCATAGACATTTTTACCCGCATCCGTGTTATAACCATTTGTTTTGAGAATCTTCTTTAACTCTGTGTCAAGAATATCAATAATCTGCTGACGAATAGACATTAAAGAACCTCACTTATAGTTAATTTGGTTGTCCCAAAGTCTGTCTGCTGAATTTCTGTGATGTAATAAGTTTTATCATTTATAATGATTGTATCATTTACTCTTACATTATGGACATCTGCTGTTTTTGCCTCAACAATAATTTTATACCCTGAAACCCCTGCAAAGCCGTCTATATCGACTGCAACTTGATAAGTTGTTTCGATAACAACAGGGATAGAAGATGGAGTTCCTCCCTGAGGAATATATGTAGCCATCAGTGCAAAGTCTGTAAAAAAGATTTTTAAATCTTTATCGTAGAACATCTCACACTCACACAGTTAAATTTTTCTTTCTATGTTTATCTTCTTGCTTTACTTCTTCTTCTTTTATTTCTTCAGCTTTACCTAATTGGATTAGCATTTTGCCTACATTATCGCTAACTTCTACTATTTGCCCCTGAAAAACATCTTTTCCTTCTACTACAGTTCCTCTTATGATTTTTATTTTCATGTTCGTTCCTCCTCAAATCTAAAAAAGGGCAGGATTACCCTGCCCTCATTAATGTTACACATCTCTTGCATCTTTAATTGCAGCAAAGCTCTCTGGATGCCTTATTCCTATATCAATATCTTGAAGAACTCTTACTCTTACTGTACCTGCTGCACCACCTGTATATGGGTCAACAAGAACATCTACTGCACCCCATTGAGCAATTATCAGATCTGCCCAGTTTCCAAAAATTATAGCTGAGCAATCATTGGATGTTCCCTTTACCAAATTAGATGGGACTTGATTACTCATCGCACATGGAAGTCCAAGCATGGTTGTCATTCCATCCTGCCCTGGCAAATTCTCAATAACATAAACTGGATATCCAGAAACTTTTGGTGTGCGAGAAAGCTTAGCAATCATAATAGCGTTTGTCAGGAATCCAAGAGAACCGAGAAGAGCATTGTCCTGAGCAACCTCTTTCCATAACTGAACAATATGGTCATAAGTAGGTGCTCCACCATCTGGACCTATTTCTACTAAGCCTATTCCTGTCGTATTGAGAATACCAGTTGGCTGATAGGATGAGCCAGTTCCAGCTATGCATGCAAAGTCAATTGCAAGTGCAAGGATTGTAGTTAAATCTTGCCTGACAAATGCCTCCACATCTATTGAGCTCTGGAGTAAAAGTTTTCTTGATATATCTGTATATGCTCCGACAGTTTTTGGAGACAATCCAAGCTGACCAAATGTTTGCTGAGATTCAGTTGGTGCCATACTTTCTCCTACCCAGTAGGCTGTTGCTCCCCCTGTCTGTTTCGGAATTGCTATATCGCCAACGAGCCCAGAAAGTATTCTTGCCCCGAGCTTGCGAACCATCATAGCATTCCTAAGTAGCTCGATAAATTCAGCAGCAAGAAGCTCTGTAGCTACTGTATAGCCACCAGCTGAAAGGGTGCCTTTTTCAAGGTCTCGTCTGGATACAAGAGGAGTTGTCATTACATCGTATGGGATATAAAACCCATGTGGTTCTTTACCAATCCGCTTTGCTACGGCATCAGAAGCTTCTTTTTCAAACGGAGCAAGATTCCAGTTGTGATTTGCTAAAGCATTTATAGCTCTAACTATAGAGAACTGCCTTGCTTCTTTTTCAGACATGCCAATGTGTGGATCAATTACTTCTTGTTTCCTTGCTTTGTAAACAGTTTCTAATACTATACCTTTGAACTCATCAACACTCCTACCTTCTGCAATAGCTTTCTTAGCGAGGTCAAGACAATTATGAGCCTCGCCGATTGCAAGAATTTCAGCAACCCTCTTCTGCTCTTGCTCTAAAACTTCCTTCCTAATCTCCTCCATATTTCCCCTCCTTTCTTCAATTTTTTTGTTATCCTGTCTTGTTTCTTCTTGCTTTTCTTTTTCTACCAAATTTAGAGCTTCCTCTTTGATTACCCTTACCTCTGTTTCTAAGTTTCTACCAATCCCTACAGTAGCATCAGCTGGAATGCTAACCAGCGATATTTCGATAGGAACCCATCTCGTCACACGATAATAATCCTTGCCATTTTCATGCTTTTCAAATTTCATCTCCTTAACTAAATAACCCACAGAGACATTCTTTCTTATACCGTCGAGGACATCCTGGAATACTTCCTCCGCTTTGGCACTCCGTCCGAAACGGACTATCGCCCGTCCCTTTCGGTCAGCCTGGTCAAGGTATACATCCTCAATGACCCCGACTTGGTCTCTTGGGTCATGATTAATTAGCAATGCTCCAATCTTCTTTAGCCGACTTAAGTCAACTGCCCCCTCCGAATGGTCAAGAATTTCCATCCCATACCAGCGTTCAACTGGTTCTTCTGAGCTAAAGGATAAAGCAACTGTTCTTCTTTCTCTATCTATATCAGATTGCCTTATTTGATAAGTTCTCGTCTGAACAGGTAGCTTGAATGTTTTTTCTTCTTTATCAATCATTTGAAGAAGCTCATCCGCAACTTGCACTATATTGTCATAGCCTTGCTGTGCTGCTCTTTGCTTAGCTGCTATAACTCCTCGCCGATACACTTTTCCATTCTTCCCATATGGGAATTTATATCTTGCCTTCGTTTCTTCGTTTGCTTCTGTATCAATAGCAAGAAACCATTTTGCATATTCATTCCAATTGCCATCTCCTAAAATTTTGTTTCCATCTTCAGCATCAAAACTCCAATCGCTTGTTTTATCTACTTTTCCTTCCTTAATTAAACTTTTTGCGTGACTTACTCCTTTATTATTTACTTTTATTGCCACCTTTTCCCCTCCTTTTATTATTCTTCTTCAGTTATTAATGCTATATCTTTGTCTATGTCTTGTATTGTAACTCCATATTTCTCCATGAGCTGTTTTTCTCTTTTTATTTCTTCAAGGATGTCTTCAAAATCTATTCCCTGCTCTGCACATATTCGAGTTCTCGTTGTAAGCCCGTTTTTAAGCTCTATTATCTTTGCTTGAACATCTTTCAACGGATCAACCCAGTCCCATCGTCTTGGCTGCCATTCTGGAGCTATATAGCGATCTATTTCTGCATAGGGAACCTTTATCCTTCCTGCTAAAACTGCCATTTGAAGCCAAATAGGATATAGCTTTTCAAGAAATGCATCAATAAACCAGCTTTGAATGTCCATCCAGTATTCTCTTTCTTCAAGAGCTCCAGCTCGAAGAGAGCTATAGTTTACACTTTCTAAATCATTGCAAAGAGTATTATAGTTACATCCTAATCCAGCACTAATCCCTCTTAGCATAGCTTTTACAAAATCGCTGAATTCTGCAGATGGACTACCTGGGTCAAATGGTTTAAAGTCTACACCAGGTGGAAGCTTTTCTAATACTCCTGGCTCTACTTCTGAAATTATATTCCCTTGCTCATCAACTGCTCCTGTATATTGAACACCTTCAAGAGATTCTATAAAGAAACCCATTTTAGCAGATGCTACTCTTGCAGCTATAACTTCTGCTTCTTCATATGCTCCAAGCATTCGCAATTTTAAGATAGCTGATGCTATCCAAGGGATCCCTCGTGTTTGAGTAGGTCTCTCTTTGACATATAAATGAATTATTTCTTCTGCAGGAATTCTTATGTGACGATTACCAGCAACTTGCCTATCCCCTGGATGTTTTTCGAAAAGCCAATATGCTACAGGTTTACCCCATTTATTTTTTTCTACACCCATTATGATCCTGTTGCCGTTTGGTAGTTCTTGGTTAAGCCTCTCATCAAGATAATCAGCTTCTAAAACTTGAAGACTTAAAGCAAATGGATTATCAAACCCTCTTAGCACTCTAATCAAGACTTCGCCATCTCTTGCAACTGTTCTAAGAGCAAGCTTACAAATGTCTCTGAAAGTAAGTGTTTCGCAAACCGAAGCATATCTTTTCCCCCACTTTTCCCATTCAGCCTCAATTAAAGAATTTGTTTTTATGTCCAACTCTCCATTTTTAAACTTCGCTTTACTCTGAAGAACTATGCCTTTTGCACCTATTACATTTGCTTCAAGCTTTCTAAGAAAATTCTTCATATAATCGTTGTTTCGTTCAAAATCTCTGCTTCTCTCTCGAAGAGTAGGAAGAGACCACCTAAGAATTTCGTCTGCCGTGAGATTTGGAGTAAGCCAATCAGCTGTAAAACGAGAAATTTTTGCTCCTTGATATTGCCTTTTAACAGGCTTTTCCTTTCTTATGCTTATTTCATATCCGAATATTTTCAATTAGACAAACCTCACTTTTACATTGCGTCCTATCCCTAACTTTTCTGCTTGTAGCTCTTGTTCATATAACATTTTATACCGTCTCCACGCCATGTAAAGTTCCTCATGTGTCATATGTCTAATCCTCTTATCCCCTATATAATATTCTAAATCTGTTCTTTCCGCTCTCCCTTCCAATGCTCTTTCTAATGCATCCAAAACTTTTTTTACATGACTTCTGTCATCTATTGCAGATGTGATATTCGGAAGGATGGATAAAGTTCCTGAACCTACAGTATATACTTCTCCGCCTTTTTTTACTCTTGCTATCCATTTATATTCGCCTTCTGCAAAAGTCGCAGATTGGACTGATGTGATTTCTATTAAAAATGAATTGTCAGGCTGAGCTGTTGCGGTTATCGTGTAGTAATTATTGCGATTATAAATAATGTATTCTAAAGTCCACTCAGAAGATGGATAATCATTAAATGCCTTTTTCCATTTAACTGTATCACCTGCTCTAAACTTTATCGGCTCTACTGTTAAAATATTTGCCATTAAAAATGTCTTATACCATATTTTGAAGAGTTGTCAAGATAAATTGAGGCTGTTCTAAAAATACAAACCTATTGAAACATAAAAAATTTTAAAGATAAAAGCTAACTTTAATAAATTACCAATCTCTCACCCATGATATAGTTCTACAACGCCTAAAATTGGGATTATTTATTGGTTTTTGCTCATTTCCAACCGTTTTTAATTGATTTTGAGCCGTTTCGGGTTGATTTAGAGCCAATTCGGCTCGATTTTGAACCATTTTTGATTGATTTTGAGCCAATTCGTTTAGAATTTTATCCATATTCGGGTTTAATATGACATATGCAGCTAAAGAATATACCCATAAGTCAAGGATTTCATTCCTCGGTCTAACTTTGATATATTCCTTTACAGCAAACCCCCTTATCAATCTGTATACTGCCTTTTCTGCTGTAAGTTGCAAAAAATATTCTTCATCGCACTGCATATTAAAATGCATATAGCCAGGTCCTGGCTTCTCAAGTTTAAGTCTTGAAAAAATTATATCTTTTGCAGTCGTCGTCCCTATCATAAAAAGCTTGACTTTCTGTTTGCCTACAGTTCTCGGTCGCCCTACGATAGGAGCACCTGCTGTTTGAGAACCCTTTATCGCATATACCCTTCTTGTCTGACGAGGTTTTACAAAATCATAAACCTTTTTAGTCATATAGCCTGCATCTATAACGCATATAGCTATCTTTAATAAAGCCCCAGTCTCATGCATAAAGGTCTTTTGAAGATATGCATCAAGCTGTTGCCATACTTCTTCTGTCGCTGTGTTTCCAAAAAGAATTTTATGTTCAATATGCCAAGCCTCCTCATCTTTACCCCATCCGACGACAAGGCATTCAAGTCTATCCTCTTGAACATCTACCGCACATGTAAGCACTCCCGCACCAGCAGGAACTATGTCATATACTTCCCTTTTTGCAAAAAGCTTGTTCTCTTCTATTTGCTCCCCCTCTTCTTCATAAGGCAAACCAAGAGAAGTATTTATAAAGACCTTCATTGTCTCTTTGGACTTTTTCGCCTCTAAATATCTTTGAACTATATTAGAAAAACTTACCCAAGGAGAATAAAGCTCATTAATCCAAAAACCAGCAATTTTTTTTGTCTCCCTTTCAGGTATCCATCTTCCTTTCCTAATCATTTTGATTTTATCAGCATCGTTTATCTCCCCTCCACAATTAGGACATACATAAACTGCAGTATCTGGGTTGTTCTCTTCCCACACAAGATTTTCAAAATCAAGCACTTGCTCATAGCCACAGTGAATACATGGAACATAAAACTTCCTTTTATCGCTTAATTCATACGCAAGTTCTATTCTTGATGATCCCTTTATAGTTGGAGTTGAAAAAAGCCCTATTTTACGATTCCAGAAGGTTGTCGTTCTTTTTCTTGCAAGGTCAATTGGATCCCCTTCAACTCCAGCACTTGGGGGATATCTATCCACCTCATCACAAAGTAAAAGCCTGATTGGTCTTGACGCCAAACTGGCAGGAGAGTTAGCTCCTGCAATCGCTATGAACCCCCCAGGGAAAGTCTTAAGCAAAATAGTCTCCTCTGGGTTGCGTGTTTTAACATCATGAACCTTCCCTCTAAAACAAAGAGAGTCTCTTAGCATCGGAGCAAGTCTTTCTTTTGACCATGCCTTAGCCATCTCAAGGGTCGGCTGAATAACAAGAATAGGACATGGGTCTTTGTCTATATGATACCCCACAACATTTAGCAATATCTCTGTCTTGCCAATCTGCGAAGAACTCATGACGACAACCATTTCGATGTTGTCATCACTAAAAGCATCCATAATGCCTCTTTGATATTCTGCCCTTGATGTATACCACTTCCCTGGCTCTGCTGATGCTTCAGCACTAAGAACTCTTTCTTGGTCTGCCCACTCGCTTACTGTCAACCTTGGCTTTGGTCTTATTATCGTGCAAGCTTGCATAATCACTGACAGAACTTCTGATAAATTCTGGGGAAGTGATTTCATTTAATACCTCTCTTATGAGCTCTTCTAATGTCTGCTTTATTTCTATTGGGCTTTGAGCTGATATTAAAAGCGAAGATGCTTTTACAGGAATTGACTTTAGTTTTTCTGCCATTCTTGTAAGAACAAGAGTAAACATTTCGAACGCAAGCTGTTTTTCTATTAACTCCCCCTGCTGTTTCCTTAACATCAACAGTTTTAAATCTGCGTTCACTTTCGTTAGCCTCGCCCTCTCTTCCGTCAGAGATAAACTTCCCTGCCCTTCTGCCAGCTTGCGATAATAGTCAATAAGAAACTTGCAAGCTTTCAAAATGTCTACCTTCCCATTTACAACAGGTGGAGCCCCTAACTCTTTTACAAGCTGTCTATATCTGCGTGATGAGATACCAAAAATTTGCTGGCAAGCTATTTCAAGATTAACTAAATTACTTGCCATTCTTTATTCCCCATTTAATTGGCTCGCCGTTTTTAATTATATCCCTCTGCCCTGTATATCTACACCATCTTTCTATAATAATATCGCAATATAAAGGATCTATCTCCATACCGTAACAAACCCTACCCATCTTGTCACAAGCTATAATGGTTGAGCCAGAACCTAAGAAAAGGTCAACTACTATATCCCCGCTTTTACCCCATTGCTCAAAGAACCACTTTATTAGTCGAACAGGCTTTTGGTTCGGATGCACTCTTTTAAATCCCCCGCCTTTCTTCTCTTCTCGTTCTTCAAACTGCATCCCATATGCTCCAAACCATGCAAATCGTGCGATCCTCCTGTGATGTTTTTGTTTTGACCAGCACAGCTCAAATTCAGATGTCATAAAAAATGCATCCTCTATTCCTGCCCTTTTATCCCATACTATCCATGAACCTTTATCCCTGTTCGGAATGAGCTCCGCATAATAATCTGCCCCCATAAAAACATCTCTTTTACATACCCGAAGTCTCTAAATAAATGCGAAGGGTCATATTTTCTATCATCGCCAATAACTGGTCTATAATGTTTGCCTTTTCTCCATGATTTAGCCGTGCTTAATCTCTTAAAATTCGTATTTAAATTCATGCCATACGGTGGATCCGTAAAAACCATATCCGCTTTTTTACCATCCATAAGCAGTTCAACATTTTCTCTTATAGTAGCGTCCCCGCATAAAACTCTGTGCTTGCCACCAAGAATATAAAGATCCCCTAATTTCGTAATAGGCTCTTCGTTAACTTCTGGGACTTCATCTTCATCCTCAGCCTCGTCTTCCTCTTTTTTAGTTGCCTCTTTTAAAAACCCTTCTAAATCGATATCAGTCAATACAAAATCGTTGAGCTCCTCAATGTTTATGCTGAAGTTTGAAATAAATTCTTGTATGCCTTCCTCTGTTATCTGCTGATAATGCGAATTAATAGCCAGCAAAATCCTGCCTGCTTCTTCCTTCGTCTCAGCATAAATATCCACCACGGGGATCTTGCCGATCGTATAGCCCTCTTTAATTAACTCACGCAAAGCCTTTAGCCTCCCATGCCCATCTATGATATAATTGCCGTTCCAAACAAAAACAGGAGCCACCCACCCGAATTGAATTATCGACTTTTTTAGCTTTTCAAGGTTTTCTTTTGTAAGCTTTTTTAAGTTCCCTTGAAAATCTTTAAGCTCATCATAGCTTAAATATCGATTGCCCTCACATTTAATTGGAATCTCTCGCCCCATAAGCTCCCCCTTAAAAATTTTTTTATCTACGATTAACTCTCCTTAACTTTAAGCAGTGAAATGAAACCCTTAAAAAAGCTCCCGTGCCTAAAAAAATCTTGAGGCTCTGCGAGCCGTGCCGACCCTCCCCGAGGAAGGACCCGCCAAACCCAAAAGGTTTTTTTAAAATCTTTAAAAATCATAATTTTATATTCCATTATTCCCAATTTTACACAATTTTTCAGCTTGTTCATTTAACATTTTTAATCTTTCTTCTATATTTTCAACTTTATATTTTTCAGCTTTTTCTAAGAGGTTTTTTTCTTTAGGTGATAATAAAAGATTAAGGATATTGCTAACAGGTTCAAGACCCATTCCAATTTTACATAATGTTGCCCCACCCTCTACAAGAGGGTCGTTGCCATTCATAGCAAAATCGTTTTCTAAGTGGCAATTATTATTGGTAGGGGCATTATTAATTATAGGGGCATCAAGGTTTTCTTTTAAGGAAGTTTTTTCTAAAAAGTTTTTATCTTCAAAATTCAACTTTTCAAAATTCGATCGCTTATTTTTTGTTAAATAAGTATTGTTATTGAATCTTGTTAAATAATTATTGTTATATGTGCACGTGGTGCACCACCCCTGTGCACCTGGTGCACCACCCTGTGCACCTGGTGCACCACCCCTGTGCACCTGGTGCACTGGTGCATCCTGTGCACTGGTGCATCCTGTGCACTGGTGCATGTCGTGCACTGGTTCAACTGGATCATCTTTTACATTTTGGTTCGTATTTAAAAGGTAATAGGTTGAGCTTCCACCGGAGTTTCTTTCAATATGGATATATCCAAGTTCTTCTAATCGATGTAGAGCTTTAATTATTGACCGTCTACCTAATCCTGTTATTTCCTTTAATTTTGCAATGGACGGGAAGCAAGCTTGGGTTTCGTTATTTACAAAATATGTGAGCCCGAGGTATACCAATTTTTCAATTGGTCTTAATCTTGGGTCTTCGAAGATTTGCTTATTGAACCAAGCCCAATTTCCGTCTTTTAAAGTTCTAATGTCTTTTTTAGTTTGCATAATTCCACTCCTTTTATAAAGTTTCAATCAAAATTTTACATCTTGGAGCTTTTACAGCGTATTGCTGTTTAACTTCTTTAAAAAACTTTTCTGTTTCTTTCTTCTCAAACATCTCAGCTTGTAAGTCCTTTCACAATTACAGGCTGACCTTTCAAAACTTCGCAAATTAGTTTGTGATAATTCATAGCACACCCCCTTAAAATGGTATTTCTTCTAAAGGAATGTCTTCTTCTAAGCTTTCAAACTTTTTTAGTTCTTCTTCTTTTCCAGAGAGTGTTTTCTTAGGGCTTAAGATTTTCAAAGTTTCAACTATGATGACAGGGCTTTTTTCCTTTCCCCAGTAATCAAGCCTTCCTTCTACATAAATGAGCTTGCCTTTAGTAAGGGTTTCATAAACAAAATCTGCAAGAAGGCCGTAACATATAAGCCTATGCCAGCTTGTTTTCTCCTGTTTTTGGTTGTTTTGGACATAGCGTTTATTTGTTGCAAGATTCATCCAAGCTATTTTTTTGCCGCCTTCATAAACTTTCATTTCTGGATTGCTCCCAAGTCTTCCGATAAGAATCACTTTGTTAATCATTTGTTGCCTCCTTTTTTATTTCTTGTAATAATTCAGGATTTTCATATATGTTTCCTATAACTTCATAACACTTAGAAGCCTTTTCTTGACAAAACACAAAAGAAGTTTCTTTATCAAACCTATATTAAATCTTTTCTACCCTGTCACTTTCACTTCCCACCTCCTTTTTTTAATTCTTCCTCATTAATCATGGCCTCAATCAAAAGAGCATAAATTATCAGATCGTTCACTATTTCCTTAATCTTTTTCCTTCCATTGCCAGAGAGAACGGCATCCCTGAGAGAAACTATGTGTTTGGTCATGTAATAGAAAGCCACAGCTTCTTTCGGAGAAAGAAGGAAATTTGAAGCGGTCATGAAATGCTCAAAGGCGTAAAAGATAGAGTATTCCTTTGCCTTTTCTTCTCTTAAACGAAGAATTTCTTCAAACCTCTCCATCATATACTTGTTAAAATCATCATTTGTCATCATAGCTATTTTACCTCTTTTTTGTTTTGGTTTTTCCGTTTGCTTTGCCAAAACGCAAGGCTATTGAAGGAGATAAATAGACTCTGTTCTCTTCATCAAAAACAAGTTCATCCAAGCCTTGCTCAAGGAGAAACTCTTTGAGCTGTTCTTTTACTTGCTTTAGAAAATTTTCAGCGATGTAAAGCTTCTTTGATATCTCTATAGCCTCATCAAGGGTTGTAATTTTTACTATTTCAGCCTGAATCTGATTTTCAGCGTAACAATCTTTTATAAAAGCACAAAAACCACAATGCTGTCCTGGGCGGGGGAGAAACTCTTTAGCAGTCTGAATTTCATCTGCAACATCAAAGAGCTGTTTTTCAAAATCCTGGATGTCCTCAATGCTGTATGTAAAACGCTTGAAAAACTCTCCTTTGAGGCTTACGAAGTAGGCTTGAAAGAAAGTGAGTTGAGTATACTTCTTAGATAAAAGCAAAGCGTAAATTTTAAGCTGGTCATCGCTTTCAGGAATTTGAAAGAGCTTCCAGTCTGCGATAGAACAAAAGACATCATTCACTGAGTAGCAATCAATTACCCCTTGTAAAGTGAAAGTCAAAAAATCAAAGCTTAATCTTTCTTCAAAAACAGGATTGGGGAAGTTTCGCATAAAAGCAGAGCGGAAAAATTCAGGAACATCTTCTACACTTGCTATTTTCAAATGCTCCTCCAATCCCTCAAGCATTTTTTCTGTAGGGGCGGGGAGCCGCCCCTGGACATATTTATATTCAAAAAGCTTTGGGCACTTTTGATATGTGCTAATCCTTGTATAACTAAGCATTGGCTCCCTCCTTAGCTTTTTTTCTTTCTTCTGCCATTTCTTTGAGCTTATTGATTACTGCTACCTGGTCTCCGTCAAATTCATTGAAAAGTTCCACTAATATTTTGGAAGTTGCTCCGTATTGTCTTATAGCTTCTTTAAGTTCTTCTGTAGCTACCTGTTTGATACGCTCTATATCCCATTTTGGTGCTTCAGGAAGGGCTTGAGGCTTTTCATGTGATTGTTTTTGCTCTTTAGGAACTTCGTAATATTCAACTTCAATCTCTTCTGCGGTATAGGGCATTCCTGCAAGCTCTTCAGGAAAAGCAAGTCTGAACCCTTGAGCGATAGCAACTTTCTTAATCATAGTGATAGGTTTTTCTTCCCAGATGGGTGTTTTTCTGTAGTATTCCTTGAAAAACACTTCGTGCCTGAAAGGTTCCTCCCAGTCTTTTCTTTTTATTTCAATAATGGCTTTTAAGTCCCCTTTTTCTATTGACCCTTCAGTCCATACCCGCCAGCCTGCAAGCTTACCTGAGCGGTCAGCCCTTTTAAGATAGACTTCATAACCGACGATAATATTTGCCTGATTGCCGTATGGAATAAGATAAATTTCTCTTTTGAAAGGATTTAACTGATAAGCCTTGGCAATGTTCAGAAATTGAATTACATTTTCTTGAGAGACTTTCTGCCCTACGATTTTGAGATATTCTGTCAAAACTCTTTCAAACTCCTGCCTTTCCTCTCCATTGTTTGGTTGCAATGCTTTTTCTTTTTCCATGGCTTCCCTCCTTTTATTGGATTTGAAGTTTTCTTTCTAAATCTTTTTGAACCTGTTCCTTTGGCGGGTTCCCAGAATAGTAAAAAACTGGAACCCCGTTGATAAAAACTTCAAGATGGGTTTTATGCTTTTTAAACACGACAAGATTTTCATTGATTTTCGTAAAAGTCCACTGTCCGACCTTTTTAGGCAATTGAAATCTCATAGCACACCCCCTCATTTTTTTCTTCTATTACTCCCTCTCCTTCACAGAGAGGGCAAACTTCATAGTGATAAGGGCTGTATCCTCTACCTTTGCAGGTTGGGCATTTCACAAGATCACCACTGATTATTGCAAGCCCGCTTCCACAGCAATCAAAGCAGGCATATTCAATGATGCCCTTGCCATTACATTCATAGCATTGAACTAACTTCATAGCTCACCCTCCTCTAAACTTATTGTAATTAAATCTTTTTCAAAAATTTTTGTTCCACAAATTGTTTCCCTCATTTCAAAACCCTCATCCAATAAAAAATTTTCCTTATCATCTAAAGCCTTACAATGCAAAGTTATAGCCCACTCCTCAAAAACAATTGAAATAGGATCCAAAATGTCAATTAATCCATTTACTTCTCTTAACATGTCTAACAATTCTACTCTCTTCATAGTTTCACCTCCTTTTTTAAATATCACCTGCATATTTGCTAAAATAAAATTTATCCCCTTGCTTCACTAAAATTCCGTCATTAATATTATATTCCACCTCTTCACCGCTACACTCAACCAAAATACCCTTTTCTTTAGCAATTGCAATCAACTCGTCAGCCTTTTCCTTTGAAATCTCCTGAAAATAAAATAAACCTTCCTTTACAATGAACTGATTCATCATAAAGAGTCTTCTCTTACTCATCTTACTCATCGCTCCACCTCCTATTGAGTTATTGTTTCTTCAACGAATTCTATCTCTAAAAATTTCGCTGAAACGCTAATGTTTACTATATAACTTGTATCCTCTTCATCATCAAAATTCAAATTGCCTAACGATAAGGGAGAAATCGATACTAAAGAGCATTCTTTTAATCGAACTCCTCTGTCCCCATCTCCCAGCCAAATTATAATATCTTTAGGTTGACACCAATCCCGCAAAATAAAACTCAGAATGTCTAATCGCCCTGTCTCATAGAACTCAATACAAACTGTGTGGTTTGATAAATCGAGATAAACACTTTTCGCTAACAATTCAGAGAGCTCAAAGTCTTCTATTTCTACAAAAAAATCATCAGAGCGTAAAAGCTTATCCATCATTCCACCTCCTCTTTATTTTGCTAATACTATCAACTTTCCCTTCAATAGCTTTCAATACCGAGAGAGTAAACTCCGCATTTTCTTTAAATAAGAACACCAGCACCGCATTTCTAATACCCTCATCACCATCGATCTGAGCTATCGTCTCCATGTGTTCTATGAATTGCTCCTCAAACTTCCGCACGACCTCACTCATTTTTGCCGTTTGAATTTCTTCAGGAAGCAATGCTGATAAAATCGAATACCAGAGATTTGAATAACGCTTTACTTCGACAAAATACATCATGGTCAAACGGATCAGCAATGCTAAAAACTCCTCATCAGTCAGCTCACCCCCTTTCTTCTCGAGGTATTCAAAAGCTTTTTTTAAACATGCACTTGCAAATCTCTCATCATCACTAAACTCATATTTCTTCAAATTCTCTAAAATTTTTCTTCCATTTATTTGCTCATACCTCTTTAAAATCAGCGATAAAAGCTCACTTTTCTCCTCAACCATATGGCTACATCTCCTCTTTTCAACTAATTTGTTTATTTTCCCTTCCCGAAGAGGCTCGGGCTCTTCAGGAAGGACAAATTTTTCTCTTTACATGCTGTAGCTATATTTTTTCAAAAAATCTTCTAAAATCTCTTTAGTTGCCATGTGCTTAATAAACTCAACTATGTTTTTTGTAATCTCGTAAAGTTCGCTTTCTTCGCTTTCTTTTCCTTCCAAAACTTTCTTAAACATTTCTTTTGTTTTTCTCCGTCCATAATTCTGTTCAAGGCTGTAAATAGTATACATTAGTTCATACAAGTCTTGTCGAGTTTCTTTAATCTCTCTTCCGTCCATGGCTCTCACTCCTTTTGTTTTTTTCATTCTACCAATAGAAATACCTAAACAATTTAAAAAGGTCAAGTCCGATTTTAGCCAATTATTGGCAGTTTTTAGCAATTTTTAGGATTTAGGCTTGGATTGCTCGCTTTTCCTTAATCTCTCTTATTTTTTTTTAAAAACCTAAAAACCTAAAAATTTTAGCCGTGAGTATTAAAGATCGCTGGAAATGATAAAGGATTTTGGGAATATTCTTTTAAAAAGAAAGGCTTGAACTAAGAGGACTTAAAAGACCTGAAAATCTATTTATTTTCCTCTTTTTTTATTAATTTTTCAAAATCTTTTAAATTTATAACTACTAAATCATTGCCATGATGCTTGTTAGTTATGTGTATTACCAAAACTGGTATTTTCCCTTTTGCATTTCTCACAGCTTGTTCATACCAAGACCATATCGCAACCGACTTTCTGCTTTTAACTTCGATAGAAAATAAATCCGTGACCACATCTTCTTGACCAAGAATTCCCACTCGTCTGCCACCTAATTTTTTAGCTATCGCTCTCTCTACCGCTTTTGCTCTCCTCCTGTTTTTCTTAACTATGCTCATCTCCATGTCTCCTCCATAATTTTAATTAATCAAGCCAAGAAGCTGAGCCCGCTTGCATCTGCTTAACCTGATTCGCCCATTCCTTGTTCCATTGCTCAATCACCCTTCTTGCCACTCTATCAAGCGTCTTTTTAAACATAAAATGTTCACTGTAAACTTTTAAAGCAATAAGCTTATTTGACTTTGCTAATCTTCCAAATACAAGAGGAGTTCCACCCTTGCCCCTCGCAATAAATACTCCTGCAACCTCTACCCCAGTTCTAAATCTTCCCCCTTTTAATAATGTTTTCCTGCCCCTGATAATCTCTACCTGCACACCAGAGCCACTAAGCCTTGTTCTCGTTTCTCTTATTTCAAAAGCAGAAGCCCCTTTACCTTTATGCTTTATGATGCGTTTTCTTACTCCTGAATGAATTTGAACAGGCTTAAAGTAGCTTAGAATTATGGGCTTTCCTGCAACTGTAATCTCCCCCTCCAAAGGTCTCGTGGTTACGGTGATTTTTCTATCAAGGTCTGATTTCATAATATTAAACCCAAGTTTATTCCGAATCTCATCTGATGCAGCCGTCTTCCCCGATCTTACAGCTCTCCGAAGAGCAAAATTAATAGCCTTGGTAACTTGTTTTGAGTTATAACGATTTAAAACTTGTTCAATTCCTTCTAATTTAATTGTCACTTCCATATTTTCCCTTTTTCAATAAAAAAACCACCTGCTTTTCCATTCTTCAAGTTTTTTGCCCTCCTTATAAATTTTTAACGAATAAGAATAATTTATTTCACAAGCAGAACGGTATTGAATACAGATGCCTTTTTTTTTATGAACGCAAACTTGCTTATCATTCTGCAGACAGTTTATGTATCCTTCATCCCACTTGCAAGAGTTATTTTCTTTTAAAACTTTCTGGCAAGATCTATTGTAGCATTGATATGTAAGATAAAGCAACTTGCATTTATTAAGTTTGTGCAGTTTAAACAGTATATAGGCATGAGAAAAATAATAATCAATATGGTCTTTTTCTTGCCAATGATAAAAGCCCGCTTTTTTTAGCTCCTTATCAAACCACTTTGGAGTAATCTGAAAATAGCCTAATGAATTGTGCCCATCAAGAGAAGTGATCCAGCGACAATTGCTTTCTATTTTTGCCTGAGCTACACTAAACCAGTATGGATAATCAATTCCAAAAAACCATTCATGAGCCTGTCTTATTTTTAGCGAGTTACATGCATTAGCCGAGGGCGAAAATGAGACAAGAGCAAAAAAGAATAACAAAATAGTAAACTTTTTTTTCATCTTCACTCCATTCTATTTTACCAATCCTAAATCTTCTAAAGACATATGTCAATAAATACCACCAAGCAACCAAAAAAGTCTTTTTGATTACTACTTGCACAGATGGGAAAAAGTCAAAAATAGATCCTGAAATAAACAAAACAAATGCAAAAAAAATTATGACTATTTGAAGCCACCATTGTTTTATGAATTCTTTCAATTTTTTACCTCCTGAAGTTTTCTAAGCAATTTAAATATTTTGCCCAACTACTTTATCCAGAAAATTAAAAATATTAACCCACTAACAGCACCATAAACAAACCATTTCCCTTTTTCAATTGACCCTATATGCTGTTTCCTCTCGCACTCCTTTAATGCTGTATTATATAACTGTTTCTGATTTTTGTAAAGCTCAATCTGCTCTTTCAATAATTGATTTTGCTCTTTCAAAAGTTCATTCTGCTTTTTTAAATTTTCAATTAATCTTTCATACTCCTGAATTTCTTGCTCTAAAACCCTCTTTTGCTTTAACTCTACTACTACCTGCTTAGCTTGCTCTTCAGGTAAACATACATCAACCGCATACGCTTGACTTGCTAAAAATAAACACACTAATAAACTATTTAACAACCGCATCATACCCCAGCTCTTTAAAAGCTTTTATTACCTCTTCAGCTGTCTTCGGCTTCTGTATTTGCTCTCTTCGCTTCTTTAGCGTTGTTATCCTCTTCTCCCTTAACACCTGCTCCTTCCGTAAAATTTCTAATTGCTCTTGTAATTGCTGTATTTGCTCTTCTTTTTGCTTAATCATCTGCTCTTGCTGTTGTAAAGCTTGTTTTAAAATCGCATTTTCTTTATGACCTCGCCAAACGAGAAAAATTAAACCAATCAGCAAAATTAGCCCGAGTAAAATCAAACTAATCCTTTTATAATTCATTGCTATCTAAGTTTTTTAAATTATATACCAATTCGTTCCATTTGAAACTATCCTTTTTAAATCATTTTGCATAATAATACTTATACTTGTTTGCCCATCTATAGTTTGTCCCGACTGAGGGGTAATAGTAACTGCATTTTCAGAACTATCAATTTTCTTAATAATATATTGCCTACCTGAACAAGTAGACGCACTTGGTAATGTAATTGTTATTGCATTACTTGAAGCATCAGCTAAAACTATATGGTAAGTATTATCAAGAGTTGTATTAGCTGTTATTGTATTTACTTTAGTAGAAAAAGCACCATTTATAATTGTGTCACCAATTACATGTAATTTTGCTGAAGGTACCGTTGTTCCTATACCAACATTCCGCCCTGTATTGATAACATAAACCTTATTATTTTCAGCATCTTCAGTCCAGCCACTGGAAGGCAACCACCCTGAATCTAATTTCCCATCCGCTTTTGCGACAGGAATTGTATTCGGTGCTGGTGTTTGACTCGCATCAAAATCATCCACCCTATCTGCATTTAACCCGCTTCCCCTTCCTTGAGGGCTTATTGTGCTTGGAGGCTGTGTCCCTGTATGATTTGTTCTGTCAAGGTAGTAACTTCCATGTTGTCCGTCTAAAGTATCTGCATTAAAAGCCTCCTGTTGAACACAAATATATTTAGAATTTGTGCTATCATAAATAAAAAAGAAGGCAGTAATTGAATTTGCTGTGGATTTAGGTTGTAGACCGCAAACTATGTTGCTACCCCAAGTTATAGTTCTTCCTCCTGTCCCATCTTGTTTAACAAGCAAAACATACTTACCCCCAGAACGAGGATTGCTAAAGTTTATCGTTGCATTACCTGTTAGTGTCACTATCTGAACATCTGAAGCATTCCAATCGACAGTTATAGATGCTGAATAAGTTATCGTAGTAATTGACCAATTAAATTTTTTTAGATAATCATTAATCTTCTGAAAATTGCTCGAATAAATGGCATTCCAGCCAACAGTTCCATAGTTCGCTGTTTCTAATTTGGTTGGTTCTAAAATTGCCATTTTATCCCCCTCCTCTTTATCTTAATCCTTTGCTAATTTTAAGCAATATATTCTCCATCTGCCGTCCCGACAGATATGGATTTAGTGTCTGAATACATTCCATTAGAATATTGTCTTACATTAATTACAAAAGAGCTTGAATTTTCTACTGTAAAATGAGGATCGTCATAAAAAACTGTTGTGCTTCCAATAGTTACTTCCCATTTTCCTTCGGCTGAATTAAAAGGATATTCATCGGTATAAATATCTGCATTTTGTTTGCCTGCTCCAATTAAACTTTCTTTTGTGATTGGAAATATATCTACCTTAACAGTAGAACCTGTCCTGACAGCAACTATCCTTTCTGGAGTTTTAGGTTTTTTCGCTTTTGATGTGTTTGTTATGTAATACGCAGTAGCTCCTGCCAAATCAAGCGATGTTCCAAAAAACACAGGAACCACTTTGATATAAAAATTTGTGGTATAAGGAACTTGAACAATATTATTGCTTATATCAGCAATAAATGCATTTGCCCCAGCATTATGAGATGCCTTTTTTGTCCAATGTAAGCCTCTTACTATGCCAGTTATTTTATACTCATTAGTCCCGTATGGATCATAATTTTGAAAAGCCATAATCTCATCGTCCACGACTAAAACTCTCGGTTCCGAAAAAAGCCCTGCTCTCGGTAAATTTGGATAAGGATCTAATAGTTCTTTATAAGGCTTGAAAATAATCCCTACTTCATCATCAATGTCATATGTGTCAGCTGGGTAAGATTGAGATAATGTTCCTGCCGTTGCGAAAGTAGAACAAACGCCAAGCAATTCATAAGAAGTCCCATCTTGGCTTCCATATACAGCAAATTCTGTTTCAAAGCTCGTTTCTTTGTTAACTAAAATAAGAATAGCAGTTGCATTTGGTATCCAAGATAAATAATCCAATTCTATGATTTTAACTTTTGTAAAATGTTGCAAATTATAAGAAGGTTCTTGCCATAAAGTCCCTCCAGTATCTTGATAATAATTATCAAATTTGGCATCAGTATGCTGAATTAATTGCATTTCTATTTCGTTGCTGTCAATTTTTGGCTCACTTATAGAGAGAACTCTAAAATCTGCTGTAAATCCTATATCCGAATTTTTGATTGTAAGTATATCCCCGACACTATATATAGCATATCTAATAGGAAGCTTAAGATTTAAAGCTATCCTTGGATAGCTCTCTCTTTTCATAATTTCAGATAATCTCTTTAAAGCAATTGCCCTGTCAGTAAAAGCTGTTAAGTCTATTTCTTCCCTAATTATTTGACCTGCATATAGTTGAACAGCAGTGTTTTCAAGAATAAGTGTTCTTACTACTCCATCCTCCACAATATTGGCTACAAACTTAGAAGGAATAGTATTCCAAGAAGGTTTAGCAAAACTAAAATTAATAAAGTCATCTTCTATTGTGCCTACAGGAGCATCTGTTTTTTTAAAAATCTTTATAACTATTTTGCCGTTTTCGTCATAATCAAGGTAACTATCAACGAATTCAAGAATTTTTGTGGCTGCTTCTCTCGCCTGAATGGAAGAAGAAATGACATAGTTAACCCCATATCCTTGCTCATAATAGTAATTAGCTGCCTCAATAAAATTATCAATATTAATATCAGATGGAGACAGCTTTCCATAATTGCAAAGAATGTCATAAACAACTGCAGCAGGGTTGGAGCCATTATCCATGTTTTCATGTGGCAACCCAGTGGTTAAAATTCTTCTAACTTTGAATTTCACTGTTGGAACAAAAGTTCTATTCTCCCCGACATAAAATTTTTTCCAAAAAATATGAGCTACCCCAGGAATTCGGCTTGCATATTCAAGATGAGTAGGGTATGTATCTTGTGTTCCATCATTAAAAATTACATAATCCGCTTGAACTGACTTTTCTTTATCTTCATCAATATACATGTCAAGTATCTCAATTTTCCCATGGCATATAGCCTGCCAAATATCAAGATAGTATTTATATCCGACTGTAACTTTTTTACTGCCTCCGCCTCCCTTGCCACCTTTTACTTTTTCTTTGACCTCTTTAACCACTAAATTTCCGTAATAAATGATATTCCCAGGGATGTGAACGATACCATAAACGATAGGAACAGGTTGACCTTCATTAGCTTGGGTAATTTGAAAGTCAGACAAAGAGGCAGGTTTTAAATGCATTTTTGGCTTTGGCACAAATAGAGAAGATAATAAGGTCAAACCTGTCATAACAAGACCGAGAATTAAACTGCCTGAAAAAAACCATGTCATTGCACCCGTAATAACTGCACCTAAAATAACAGGAAATGCCATCTACATTATCTCCACAATTCTTAAAATTATTTTTAAATGTCTTTCCCAAAAATTAGTAAACTGACTTATGCAAACTCCCCGCCCAATTGCAGAATGGATAAATGTCCCATCATCAAGCATTATCCCTACATGGTTTACAAGCCCTTTAGGAGAGTTGTAAGCAAAACCTAAATAATCCCCCCGCATTTTATTTTCCTCTGGAGATAACGCTACAAAATCTATCCCCTCTTTCAAGAATTTTCTATTCCTTTCTACATAATCAAGAATAAGTTCTTTATCTATATGCAAAAACCAATCAGGCGGGTAATATTCATGTTCAAATCCATTTAGCAAACCCACATTTATTAAAGATACCCCAACGAATTTACTGCAATCAACTCCTCTACCTTTAACCCCGCACATATGTCTATATGGAGTTCCTACCCAAGATAAAAGCTCTGCTTTATATCTATTCCAAATTTCATCGTCCATAAAAAGCCATCTCATTTAAATCCCCATAAAACAGGGTTCTTCTTAGGAATGTATGCGAAGCCTCTAAAATTGCGTAAATTGTTAAACTTATTTTTACATGTTTGCGGTGTTTTATCGCAACCAGCATAAACCTTAACAGTCTTATTATTGATATCTTCATCAAAGCTCATATGGAGATATACACAAGAATTGGTTTTATCATGCTTAGTTATCATCCTAAAATTATTATTGAATTCAACATAGCCATAAGTGAAATAATCAGGGTCAGCAGAGCCAAAAACTCCACTGTATAAAACCATTCCATCTGATGTATTAACAAGGGCAACGGTGCTATACAAAGAAGAAAGAACCCCACAATTACTGTCAAAAAGGGTATTGTTGCAATAAGAAGAATAGACAGTTGGTGGAATAAGACATTTTTTAAGAGCAAGCAGGTCTATGGCTTTAAAAGTTATTGTTCTTCCCTCAACCCCTACTGCCTCTCCTTCGCCTACAAAGATTGTTTTAGCAACTTGTGCCTCTATAAAATACCTTCGTAAAATAACTTTTATCTTTGGGACATTGACCATCAAAAAGTTTAAAGATACATTTTCTTTTGTAGCGAATGTAATGATTAGTTCTCTTGGGGAGCCCTTTTCTGCTTGAAAGTCATTTCTCATCATTACAGCAGGGGTATAAATTTTAAAGTTATAACTTACTTGTTCTGGATAGCTTGTTAGATATAAAGTGTAATCTGGGAATATAAAGTCATAAAGTTCAGCAAAAGGCAATATTTGTGTTTTTATAATTTCTTGCTGATAGGTCATACTCCAACCTCGCTATATTCGTATGGAACTTCTATAAAAGAAACAGATGTAGTAGCTATCAAATCCGTATTATCTGCTTTAAAAAATTTAACTTCCAAATCTGAATTAAACCTTGCCAATATAACTCTTCCAAAAAATCCAACTTCAGAAGTTTGGATACCGATAGGCATAGGAGAATCCAAAACAAATTTTTCCTCTGTTTCATCTATTATGATAACTTCTGTTACATGTTTTACAACTATATCTCCGTTTTTTTTAGCTATAAATATTCTTAAATAGTCATCTTCTTTTTGAGCCTGATTGACATTTTTAATGTATAAAACGCCATCATTTGCATTAACATTTCTGGTTAGCTCAAATTCATTCTGCCAGCAAGGGAGCCAAAATCTAAGCAACTGCCCTTTTCTATTAACAAAGAAATCTCTGAAATTTTTAAATTCTTGTCTATTTTTGAACATAAAACTTGCTGAAATTTTTCTGCAACTTTTTATAGGATAAGTATATCCTGCTAATTTCGTTGCTGGGAAACTTATAAATGTTCCTGTGGGGACAAATTCAACCTTATAGTTATCTAAAAGTGGTGGAGTTAAAAGGATTGCAGTTTCTCCCCCCAATCCTGAAATATATACTGCCATTAATTATAAACCTCCTGAAAAGACACATCAGCAATTGTATATTTACCAATTTTTGCCGTGTTTGAAACACTTTCTATAATTGCAAAAAAGGCAGGATAAAGCTCTATGTTATTTTTTAAGCTTTGTCTATCTATTGCCAATTTTAAAGTAATTAGCTTATTGGATTTATCTATATTACTTATCTCGTAGCAGTATGCTCTGCCAGTGTCTTTGTAATAAACAAGAAGAAGAGGGCAAGTATCTATTTCTGAGTATTGAGATAGATCCTCTTCTACATAAATGTTTTTTAGACCGAATAAATTTTCAGCAACAGGAGTAAGTTTTTCAAACGGTATTGAGCAAGCACATATTCTTCCTCCATATTGGTCAAGAAGGTTCATTATGTTAGAAGAACCCAATCTATCAAAAAAAATGCTTCCATTGAGGCTTCTTAATGGTTTATCGACAAGTAGTCTCCTCTGTTCTTTCAAAAACATATTAACTGCGACTGCTATAGTAAAACTCCATTTAAAATTTAATCTATCACAAATAAAATGGGTCAAAGGTATGGGAAGAACTCTTAACCCTGAAATATACAAATCATAGTTGCCAACATCAAAAATATGAGCGAAATACCCATTTATTACAGGGGAGCCTTCTTGTGAAATCTTAATTAGAGTATCTTTTTCTTGGAGAGGGGAAAATATTCCTGTAATATCGTCTGTATAATATATTCCGTCAAGACTTATTTTTTCAATTTTAGTCAAATTTACATTTGACAAATAGGCATTCCAGATATAAAAATCATAATATTTTGTCATTGTAATTAAGCCAACATCTAAGCTGTTATACATTAACCAAATTTGAAAATAAATTATTTCAAACATTGAATTTGCTCTTTTTGCTGGTTTTGTAGGGTCAATCCCTAAAATAAAAGGGTTCTCTTTATAAGTCCCTGTTGAAACCTGTCCTTGCTGGATAGGATTGCTACCAGAATAAGTCCAATCATTCCACTCGCATTGATACCAGTTATGGCTTGAAAGCATGAATTGTTCATAATTTGCGATTAGGTAGCTCATGCTATTTCTATAAAAACGCCATATGAAGCTGTATATTCAACGAGTGGGATTGCTACAAACTTCCTTGTTCCATAAGTAACTTCAGTTCCTACGGTATAATAAGGATAATGGACGCCAGCATAATAGGGAAGTTCGCCAACTGGGAAGAAATAATTATATCCACCGATGCTATGACTTATAGATATGATTGGTTTTATGAGTGAAGATTTATTAGTGTAAGAATTCATTCTAACTGCTTGATTATAGATAAAACTGCCAACTGTATCATATACACCAGTAATCCCTGCTTTATAACTTAAAGTGATAGTAGAATAAATAATTTTCTGAGAATTAAAGTAATAAATAAAACCTGAAGAAATACTGTCAAGATCAATATATACATTGTTGAAAATAGCGTTAAAACAAGACCTGGCTACCCTACAATCAAACAACACATTCCCTTCTGTTTCATTACTTTTATAACTTTCAATACTGCCAAAATAGGTCAAAACAACTTTTCTGCCAGAAATAGGAGCATCAAACACTAATGATATGGTAGGCAAAACACTATCTAAGCCCATGAAAATTCCTGATTGGTTTATGAAAAGATATTGCGTTATAAGGGGGATTGCAAAAACATTCCCGTCGGCGTATCGATTATAGGAAGTTATATAGTCTGGTGTCCACTTCCCAGGCTGATTGCTAAAAGATTGACTTGTGTTAAACCCCGTATTGCCGTATATATAAAGTTTTTTATAACTTCCCCCGTCGATAATTTTCATTGAATAATATAAGTTTTGATATCCATTCCCTGCTGAATGAATGTATAGCTCTTTGTTAGTTGTGTCAAATTTATCAACAGTCCAGCCGTGTAAAACACATTTATCCGCAATATTCTGCAATACAGCTAAATCATTATTTACATTATTAAACCTATACTGAGTAAAAATAGCCATTCTATTCCTCCTTTATCGCCATCCAATCTGCATAACCTATTCTCCAGCAATTTGGGAATAGAATATATTTATCAGTCCCGACCATTATCTCGCTTTCAGCGGATAAAGACAGCCCAGGAGCATAATAAAATCCATCTGGCATTCCTACTATATATCCATCGCAAATAAAATATAGTGGGAATAAAACTTTATCGTAACCATCTATATAAGCAATAGTAATCCAATTGCCTGTATCTGTTTGCGTTGGGACAACAGCATAGTTAGAAGACCATTGATTTGCGAAATTAATCATATACCCTGGATTTGTTCGAGGCATCGCTAAGAACTTTCTATTACTATCTGTGCTATTATACCATATTGTAGAAGATAAATCAGGCATCCCCCATAAATCTGCTTGAACCCATAAAGGCTGAGGATATTCTTTGGGTGGGCAAAGTCTAAAAATATTGCCTACATAGCAAAATGTATAACAGATATTGTTTCTTGCTACCAGAATAATTCTTTGCTTGTTTGAAAAAATCCACATATCAATAGTCCCAGTCCAGAAACCAAACATAGGATGTAAATTGATAGGATTACCGAAAGCTGTATCAAAAAA